ATGGACCGTCCCACTGAAAACAGGCTCCCCGCCCTATTTGAGCGGTCAGCATGAGCTTTTCAGGTAAACCCACCACCCTGGTGGAACTGGCGATCGAGAACGACGGCTTTTGGCCGAACCTCGACGTGGCCGAGTTCCAGAAGGGCTATCGCCTGCCGGCGGAATACCTGGTGGAACTGCTGACCGCTGAGTTGACCACGGCGATGACCGAGGTCAACCGTGACCTGGCTGAGTTAAAAGCGCGATGGCAGGGCCTTGGAGTGTCAAGCGTTGAGTCTGCAGACACCAGGGTTCTACCGGAGCGCACCTTTCAAGCAGCGACGTACAAGCGCGCCGTTTACTGCAGAGCCAAAGCCAGCCTGCTGCCCCAGTTCGCGACCATCGTCCGCCGTGAGAGCGCCGAGAACCTGGGCAAGGAATTGCCCGATCGCCCGGAAACCTTCCTGGCCTTCAGCCAACAGGCCGTTCGCTCGCTGCAGGGTCGTGGCCGCATCACGGCGGCACTGCTATGAACAAGCTCCGCGCCCTGACCTCGTACCTGATCGGACTCGACCTGGTGCTGCCCGAGCAGATCGACAGCTGGGCCGAACAGGTGAATCTGGACCTGATCTGGAAGGACACCACCCAGGGCCTGTACATGGGCGATATGCGCTACCGCGCGGTGTTTGTGATCGAGCGGTTCAACGGTAATCCGGCGCTGCTTATGGCGCTGCTAGGCGGCTGGCTGGAATCCAACGATCCCGATCGGGACGACGATCTGCCGGCGCCGACGTTCGCCGTCGACCAGATCACCCCGGACGAAGCGGACCTGGAACTGACCCTGGAGTTTGTCGAGGCGCAGCACCTGGCCGAAGACCCCAACGGCAAGGTCGAGGCCTTCGGCAAAACGTGGGGCTTGGTCGACTTCGACCTGTGGACCGCTGAACACGGCGAGGTCCGCGGCGGTGGCGCGTAGCACTTTCGAGCTGGACGTACGGGGCCACCTGGGCGTTCGCGAGCAACTGGCCCTGCTGAGCCTGCCCCCGCAGTTGCGTCGGCGTTTGCTGAACAACGTCACCAAGCGCGTGCGCACCATGAGCCGTAAGCGCATCCGCGAGCAGCGCAACCTGGACGGTTCGGCCTTCGAAGCGCGCAAGGGCGACGGCAAGGGCAAAAAGAAGATGGAAGCCGGCCTGGGCAAGTTGCTCCAGGTCACCAACGTGAGCCCCGATTCCGCAACGCTGGGATGGCGTAACGGCCTGACCGCTTGGGTCGCCGCGCAGCAACACCACGGTGTCAGTGATCGCCGCACTGCCGCACAGATGCGCCGGTGGAACAAGGTGCCCGAAGGCTTGGCCGCAACCGATAAGCAGGCAAAGCGCTTGCGGCGCCTGGGTTTCAAGGTGCGCCAGAAGGGCAAGAAGAGCCTAACCCGGCCGTCCGTGGCCTGGATTCAGGAACACGTTAACTACGCCAAGGCGGGCCTGCTGATACGCATCCTGTCCGACGAAAAAGCCGAAGGCACCGGTGCGCAAAGTTGGGAAATAACCCTGCCAAAGCGCCAGTTCCTCGGCGTCAGCACCGATCGGGATACCAGCCTTCTGGTTAACCAGGTGCTGGCACAAATTCTCAACTCCCCCAAATAACGAGGCACTGCATGGCACTTGGCAAAGTCAGCGTTAACAATCTCAACCTCGGCCAGGGTGCCGTGACCGAGATCGAGCGCTATTTCCTGTTCATTGGCCCCGGCGCAAAGAGCGTTGGCAGCCTGATCGCCCTCAATACCGACAGCGACCTGGACGGCGCACTGGGGCTCCCGCCCAGCGACCTGAAAGCCCAGGTTGCGGCGGCCAAAGCCAATGGCGGCGATCGCTGGGCGTGCTTGGCGGCGCCGATCGCTGCTGATGGCGACTGGCTGGTTGCCCTGGAAAAGGCCCAGCAACAAGGCTTTTCAGTGGAAGCCGTGGTGGTCACCGATCCGGTGACAACAGCAGCGGAACTGTCGGCCATGCATGACGCCGCGATCGCTGTCAGCAACACCTACGGCCGTCGTGTCTTCGTGATGGCCAGCACCGCCGGCATCACTGCCGAACAGACCTGGGCCGACTACCTGACCCAGCAAAAGGCAATTACCAAAGACCTGGCGGCGCCGCGTGTCCTGGTCGTGCCTCAGTTGCACGGCAACGACCTGGGAGTGCTCGCTGGGCGCATGGCTAACGCTGCCGTCAGCATTGCTGACAGCCCCATGCGTGTGGCCAGCGGCGCCGTATTGGCCTTGGGCAGCGTGCCCAAAGACAAAGACGGTGTGCCTCTGCCGTCGGCCATCCGTGCGGAGCTTGATAAGGCTCGTTTCTCGGTCTCGCAGACCTACCCCGACTACCCGGGCGTGTTCTGGGGCGACGGCAACATGCTCGATGCGCCGGCGAGCGACTTCCAAGTGGTCGAGTACCTGCGTTTGGCCGACAAGGCCGCTCGCCAGGTGCGCCCGCTCCTGATCCTGCGCGTTGCCGATCGGCGTTTGAACAACACGCCCAACAGTATGGCGGCCGCAATCAGCGCTTTCATGAAGCCGCTGCGCGTGATGGCCAAGTCCACGACATTCGCCGGCCAGGTGTTCCCGGGCGAGATCGAATCCCCGAAAGACGGCGACATCCAGCTGGTCTGGCACACCAAAACCAAGGTCGAGGTGTACATCAAGATCAAGCCCCTCAATTGCCCGAAAGACCTCACGGCGAACATCTCCCTGGACCTTTCCAACGACGACTCGGAGTAATCCCCTATGTCCCGTATTGGCGGTAAAAACTTCGACATCAACCTGGGCGACCTGCAGATCCACGTTGAAAGCTGCACCCTGGACGTCACCGACAACACCGCCGTGGCGCAATCCCGAGGTGTGCCCAACGGTCATGTCGACGGTGATGTGTCGTGCAGCGGTGAATTCGAATTCGACACCAGCAACTTCAACCTGCTGATCGAAGCCGCACGCACTGCCGGTAGCTTCCGCCAGTTGGAGCCCTTCGACTCGGTGTTCTTTGCCAAGGCCGGCGAAGAAGAGCTGCGCATTGAAGCCTTTGGCTGCAAGTTGAAGGTCTCCAGCCTGCTGAGCGTCGATCCTAAAGGCGGCGAGAAGTCCAAGCACAAGGTGCCGTTTGACGTCACCAGCCCGGATTTCATCCGCGTCAACGGCGTGCCGTACTTGGCTGCTGCAGAGATCGAGGGCCTGCGCTAATGGTTTGCCCGTTCGATCGCGCCCAGGCCCTGGAACAACGTCAGCGTGACGCTGCGATCGCGGCCGCCCTTGCTGCAGCACGGCCGAGCGGGCCAAGCCTGACCCACTGCAAAGACTGCGATAAGCCGATTCCGGAAAAGCGCCAGGCCCTGGGCGGGATCACCCGCTGCGTGCCGTGCCAATCCCTCACTGAGCAAGGACAGCGCCGATGACCGCACGCGCCAAGCCCAAAGGCACCCTGGAAAGCCGCTTCGCTGTGCTTGAGCACCGCGTCAGCGACCTGGAAGAACGTCACGAAACCGTGCCGACCCGCGTCACGCGGCTGGAAGGTGAGTTCGAGCACATGGCTGTGCAGCTCTCGGATCTGAACGACGGCCAGCGCGAGCTGACGGCCACCGTGTCCGACATTGGTACCAAGGTCACCCGCATGCTGGCAGTGCTGACGGTGCTGGGCGTGGTCGCGCAGATGGTCGGGCCGGCGCTTTTGCGGATCCTGTTCCCATGAGCCTGCGCGGCAAGATTGCCGCCGGTGGCATCACGCTCTGCAGCTCCGCATTGGTCGTGTTCTTGGGCACTTGGGAAGGTAACGGCCAGAACACGGTCTACGCAGACAAGTTGGCCCGTGGCCTGCCGACCGTGTGCAAGGGCATCACCCGTTACACCAGCCCGTACCCGTTGATTGTGGGGGACTACTGGTCGCCGGCACGCTGCGCCGAGGTGGAGCAGCTGGTGGTCGAGAAAGGCCAGCTGGCGCTGGCTGACTGCCTGACCAATCCGGCGATTGGGCAGAAGACCTTCGACGCGCTGAGCAGCCATGGCCACAACTTTGGTACGCCTAGCACCTGCGCCAGTCGCGCCGTGGGCCTGATCAATGCCGGCAAGATCGCCGAAGGCTGCAAGGCACTCGCTTGGGGGCCCGACGGCAAGAGCCCAGTGTGGTCGTCGGTCACCGACGCCCAGGGCCGCAAGCGCTTTGTACCGGGGCTGCACGCTCGCCGGCGCGCCGAAGCGGCCATGTGCGCGGAGGGCTTGTGATGCTGCGCGAGATCCTGTTTCCGCTGCTGCTGTGCGTGGTCGCATTTATCGGCTTCGACATCCTGGAGGGGCAACGCGACACCGCCCGCCAGGAGCGTGACAACGCCCTGTTCGAAGTGACGGGCCTACGCGAAGCCGCCCGCATCAGCGGCGAAATGCTGGCCGACCGTGACGCGATCGATCTTAAACGCACCCTGGAGCTGGACCATGAACGTGCTTCGAACCTTGAGCTGCGCCGGTCTGTTGACGATCGCCGTCAGCGGCTGCTCGTCAACGCCACCTGCCGCGCCGCCGGCACCGAAAAAGCCAGCGCCGGCGGCGTGGCTGATGCAGGTACCGCCGAACTCGCAACAGACGCTCGACCGGATTATTTCACCCTCAGAGATCAACTTGCCCTCAGTAAGCAAATGATCCTGGGCCTGCAGGATTACGTGCACCAAGTGTGCCTGCGCTGACCCGAAACCCCTTCAAACCAACCACCACAACGGATACGAACATGAGCCAGATCCAAGCCCGCGAAATCACCCTGGAAGTAGGCGAAAAGGAATTCACCTTCACCCTGACGCCCCAGGACGTGACCAAGTACTTCAATGCCATGACCGCCAACAACAAGGTCGCGCCGTCCTTCAACCTGCTGAGCAGCACCGTGTCGCCCGCTGAAAAGGCCGGCCTGCGCGAGGTGTTGGCCAATCCGGTGATGACCATGCAAATCGCCGGCGCGCTCCTCGAGGAGTACGCACCTGACGTCGAGATCATCGTAAAAAAGCCCTTGAGCACGCTGACCGCCTGACCGAAGACGGCCTGGGCCAGTTGTTGGCCCTGACCACCCGATGGCTACCAGGTGCCGAGCCCAGCATTGAAAACATGGGCATGGCCAAGTGGCTGGAAGACGAACACTGGAAACGCATGGAGTTCGCCGTGGCAAACGGTATAGCCCATGCGTTGAACGGATAGGAACCACATGGCCGATCGTAGCGCCCGCCTGGACTTCATCCTGGCCCTGACCGACAAGGTCACCGCGCCCCTGGGCAAGGTGAAGATGGGCTTTTCCGAGCTGACCGAGCAAAGCGAGAAGAACATCAAGACCATGGGTATGGGCCTGGCTGGTGTGACGGGCGCGTTCGTCGGTATCAATCAGTCGCTGCAGCCTGCGCTGGAGATGAACCGCGCCCTGGGCGAGGTCAAATCCCTGGGTGTGGCCGAAGACGCGCTGACCGCGCTGAATCAAAAGGCGCTGGAGTTCTCGGTGAACTACGGCGAGAACGCCCGGGAATTTGTGGCGTCTGCCTACCACATTGAGGGTGCTATCAAGGGGCTGACGGGCAGCCAGCTCGCCACCTTCACCAACACCAGCAACCTGTTGGCCAAGGCCACCAAATCCGATGCCGACACCATGGGCGCCTACGTGGGCACCATGTACAACCTGTTCAAAGGTCAGGCTGACGCCATGGGCAAGGGCGAATGGGTTGAAAAACTCGGTGGGCAAACTGCTCTGGCCGTGCAGCTGTTCCGTACCGACGGCGCCCAGCTCAAGGATGCCTTCAAGGAAGTGGGTTCTATTGCGACCGCTGCCGGCGTCGATATTGCCGAGCAGTTCGCGGTGATCGGCTCGCTGAGCAGCACCATGGAAGGCGGCGACGCTGGCGGGCGCTATAAGGCGTTCTTCGAAAACCTGGGCGCTGCATCCGAAAAAATGGGTCTTAAGTTCACCGACTCCAACGGCAAGGCGCTGCCCATGCTGCAGATCATGGACAAGCTGCAGGGCAAGCTGGGCGACCTGACCAGTGCGTCGGCCAGTGCCAAGCTGATGGAAGCGTTCGGCGGGGAGGGCGCGCAGGTGATCAGCTCCCTGGCCAAGGACACCGACCGCCTGCGCAACGGCATGGAAAAGCTGGGCAAGGTGCGCGGCCTTGAGGACGCGCAGAAAATGGCCATGGACATG